TAGCAGGTGTTTCTACATTTAATGATGATGTTAAATTTATTGGTGCAGCAACAAACGCAATATGGGATAAATCTGGAAGTAATTTCACATTATATGATGATACTAGATTAGAATTCGGAAGTAATACTGATTTTGAGATATGGCATGGAGGTGCTCACACCTTTATGAAAAATACTGGTGGTGATCTCAGAATTCGTGGTGATAAAATATTACTTAAAAGAGAAGATGATAGTGAAAGATATCTTGAAGCTAATGTTAATCAAGATGTAAAATTATTTTATAATGGTAATGAGAAATTTGCCACTATTTCGACTGGTGCTACAGTTACAGGTGATTTATATGTTAGTGGTGATTTACATCTATCTGATGACTTAGTATTAGATAATATTACTGGTAGTAGTCTTAAAATAACTGGGATTTCAACATTTGATGGTAATATAGATGCTAATGGTAATTTAGATGTAGACGGGCAAACAGATTTAGATGATGTTAATATAGCACGTACATTAATAACTTATTCTGATGTTCAATTTATAGGAACTGGAAGTAGTGTTACTTATGATAAAACTGAAGATGAACTTATATTAGGTGATACTACAAAGTTATACTTGGGGACAGGTAAAGATTTTGCAATATATCATGAACTTAATGAGAATTATATTAAAGATACTGGTAGTGGAAATTTAAATCTATCTTTTGCAAATGGAAACTTTAATGTATCAGGAGGTGCTACATTCTCTGCAGTATTTAATCAGGCTGGATCAGTTCAGTTGTTCCATAATGGAGCTAATAAATTAGAAACTATATCAACGGGTGCTACTGTTACTGGTGATTCATATGTTAGCGGTACTTTAACTGCTGGATTAATTGATGGAGGATCGTATTAATGGCAAAACCAACCACTAAACAAGAACTGATAGATTTTTGTTTAAGAAAATTAGGAGCTCCTGTTCTGGAGATTAATGTTGATGATGAGCAATTAGATGATTTAGCAGATGATGCTATTCAATTATTCAATGAACGTCATTTTGATGGTGTTGAGAGAATGTATTTGAAACATCAATTTACTGCTGATGATGTAAGTCGTGGACAAGCAAAGGCAACTACTGGTGTTGGTATTGTAACTACTTCTGCAGAATCTGTGGATAGTGGTTCTGGAAAATTTACTTCATATTGGTATGAAAACTCTAATTTTATTCAGGTTCCAGATTCAGTTATTGGTGTAGAAAAAGTATTTAAGTTTGATAATAATACTATTTCCAGTGGAATGTTTAGTTTCAAATATCAATTATTTTTAAATGATGTTGCGTTTAATCTTGGATATAATGGACTTTTAAATTATTCTATGACAAAATCATATCTTGAGGATATTGATCATTTACTTACTACTGATAAACAAATAAGATATACCAAAAGGCAAGATAGATTATATTTGGATATTGATTGGAAAGATGAAGAAGAAGGTAATTGGATTATTCTTGATTGCTATAGAGCATTAGATCCAGCATCATATAGTGGTGTTTATAATGATAGTTTCTTGAAAAGATATTTAACAGCAACAATTAAGAAACAGTGGGGGCAAAATTTAATTAAGTTCCAAGGAGTTAAACTTCCTGGTGGAATAGAGTTAAATGGAAGACAATTATATGATGATGGTGATAGGGACATAGAGGCAATATTGTCTAAAATGTCAACTGATTATGAAATGCCACCTCTTGATATGATAGGTTGATAAAAAATGCCATTAAATTCCTATTTTTTACAAGGATCTAAAAACGAGCAGTTTTTAGTTCAAGATTTAATAAACGAACAATTAGGTATCTATGGAGTAGAGGTATATTACCTTCCTAGAAAAACATTTAAAACTGATGATATTATTAGAGAAGTTCAGTCATCTAAATTTGATGACTCTTTTTTAATTGAAGCATATTTAAATAATTATGAGGGATATAATCCTGGTGCAGATTTAATGACTAAATTTGGTTTGAGATTAACCAATGAAGTAAGTCTTACTATTTCAAGAGAAAGATTTGAAAACTTTATTGCACCAATATTAGAAGGTTTGAGTTCTGGAATTAGAGATGGATATATTACAGACTATACATTTGAAGATTTAGTTACAAGACCTAAAGAAGGAGATTTAATCTATTTCCCTCTTGGAGAAAGATTATTTGAAATTAAAAGAGTTGAAAGTGAAAAACCTTTTTATCAATTAGGTAGAAATTATACTTATGAATTAAGTTGTGAACTTTATGAATATGAGAATGAACTTATTGATACCACTATTAATGAAATTGATAGTGCAATGGAAGATGAAGGATATACTACATTAGTACAATTAGTTGGTACTGGTGTTACTGCTAATGGTGTAGCTTCAATAGGATCTACTGGAATGATTGGTTATATTTCATTAACCAATGATGGTGCTGGATATAAGACTCCACCTCTTGTTGAAATATCACCACCTCCTGGATGGAGTCCTGGTGTATCTACATTAATTCAAGCAACTGCTGTTGCAATTACCACTTCACTTGGGGGTGTTAAGTCCCTGAAAGAAATAAGGATGATTAATCCAGGTCGAGGATATAGTTCAGATAATCCACCTTTGATTGTATTGACTGGTGGAGGAGGAGCAGGTGCTGCAGTTACATTTGGTATAGTGAATGCAGGTATTTCTAGTATTAATGTTGATCAACAAGGTGTTGGATATCCAGAAGCACCAACAATATCTGTTACAGCAGCACCTGCTGGTGGTACTACTGCTACTGTAGAACCAGTTATGAGTGCTGGTAAAGTAGTTGATATACAATTTACTAATGCTGGTGCTGGATATACCGTTGCACCTACTATTGCATTTAGTGGTATAACTAGTACTGGAATTGGAACTTACATATATAACGAGATAGTAACTGGTCAAACGTCTGGAGTTGAAGCGAGAGTTAGAGACTTTAAGATACGTACTGATATCAATGCGACTTATCCACCAATAGATCTTAAGGTATCTCTAAATACTGGACAGTTCTATCCAGGTGAAACTATTGTTGGTGGAATATCATCTGCTACATATATTGTAGAATCTTACAGTACAGATAGTGTTGATGATGCATTTGATTCTAATGCTGAAATAGAAAATGAAGCAGATGATTTACTTGACTTTACTGAAGGCAACCCATTTGGACAATACTAATGTTAGGAACATATTATTATCACGAAATTATTAGAAAAACCATTATTGGTTTTGGTACTTTGTTTAATAGCATTTTTATTAAACATGAGGGAAAAGATAATGAAACTCTTGATGAAACAAAAGTTGGACTTGCTTATGGTCCTCAACAAAAGTTTTTTGCAAAAATTAGAGAGCAATCTAACCTAACAAAAGCAATTGCAATAACTCTTCCTAGAATGTCATTTGAGATGACTTCTATTCAATATGATCCATCTAGAAAATCAGGAATAACACAAACATTTAAGGCATCAGATGGAACAAATTTAAAAAAAGTTTTTATGCCTATTCCTTATAATATTGGATTTGAGTTAAGTATATTTTCCAAATTAAATGATGATGCACTTCAAATTATTGAACAGATATTACCATATTTTCAACCATCATTTAATATAACAATTAATTTAGTAAGTTCTATTGGAGAAAAAAGAGATGTTCCAATAGTATTAGATAATATTTCTTTTAGGGATGAATATGAAGGGGATTTCTCTACAAGAACAGCATTAATTTATACTTTACAATTTACTGCAAAAACATATCTATTCGGTCCTGTTGCTGCTACTAGTGATGGACTTATTAAGAAAGTTCAGGTGGATTATTCAACTGATACTGCTGTAACCGCAAAACGTCAAGTTAGATATGTTGCAACACCTAAGGCACTTAAAGATTATAATGATGATGAAACAGCAAAGTTAGGTGAAGATCTTACTACATCTGAAACTAGAATTACTGTTCAGTCTACTTCTGGATTAGCTGCTAAGAATAGAATTGTAATTGATAGTGAAATTATGAGAATTGAAAGTATAGAAGATGCAACTACTATGATTGTTAAAAGAGGATTTGATAGTTCAATTGCTGCTAAACATGTTAATGGTTCAACTATTAATTTATTAACTACTGCTGATGATGCAAAAATTGAGATGGGTGATGATTTCGGATTTAATGAATTTAATGATTTCTTTGATGATGGATTATCATATAGTCCAACTAAACAAACTGACGTATAGTGAATACCATGTCTAGTTATGAACCTATAGATGAAGCACTAAACACTACTAGTGCTATTGAGGTGAGTACTACACCAGAAAATGGATGTATTACTAGAAAAGATGGTACAAAGAATGTAAGTGATGATGTTGAAAAAGATTATGAGTACACTCGTGCTAACTTATATTCTTTGATTGAAAAGGGACAAGAATCCCTTAATGGTATTATGGAATTAGCAGGTGAAAGTGCAAGTCCAAGAGCATATGAAG